CTGTCTCCTTAAGCTCGTTCTCTTTTTTGGCCTTAGCTAGCAACGATAACTTCTTTTCCAAAACCTTTACTCTTGAAGATAGGTCATTCTTTACATGGTTGGCCTGCTTCTTCAAGTCATCAAGCATTCGCTGAATAGATTGCTTCTTTTCTTTGCTTGATGAGTACTTCTGGCTTATTTCATTGTACTCTCTCAAAGCTTCCGTATAGTAGCCCTTTGCAATATCTCTTGCCTTGGATATGTATTCCAACTCAAAAATCTCCTCAAACAAGTCTTTCTTGTATGAAGAGGATTCTTGTATCAGTCTTTTCATACCTTGACCGAATAGTATAGAATTCATAAAAAGGCTATAAGACATACCCAAATCAGCGTTTATAAGCGCCTGTATCTCCCCCTTATCCTTTTCAGATACTTCAACAGCATCTATCTCATATATGAGTCTATCTTTACCCTTAGCTCCATTTACCTCGCCTTTATATTTAAGGCATCGAGTTATCTTATGGGTCTTTCCATCCTTACCAAAGTATATCTCTACTTTAGTACCGTTATAATTCTTAGGTCTGTATTTCTCCCAAGTATTTACATCTGATTTACCTTTTAGATTCTTACCATAAGCACCCCACACCAGAGCTGATAAGATTGTAGTCTTACCTTCCCCTGTAGCCCCTCTGATTACAGTTATACCCTTTGAACCCAGATTTAATTCAATGTAAGGTATAGAACAGAAGCCCTCTATGATTATATTTCCAAACTGTATCATTCTGCCTCCTTTATTACCTTTAATAATGTGGCCTTCTTTTCTTTGTCTTTTATGCCCTTGGCTTTCATATATCGGCGTACTATAGATTTCTTAGTAAGTTCCCGATTTATTTGCGGGGTATCTTCCACCGCCACAACCCGAGACTTGCTAGCAACGACAGTATAATAATTGCCGTCATCTTTAATTTCATCCTCTGATGATACATCCACAAATTTAGGAAAGCCTTTGAATGGCTTGAATTCCATTGAGAAGTCTTCATATATCTTCCAGTATCCAAGTTTACAATTACGGTCGGTTCTTCTTTGTTGTAAAGGAGCTCCTACCATGTATATCTTTTTCCCCAACCTTTGAGGCTTATGTATATGGCCTATCAATACTAATTTGAACTTTGACAGTAGATTTACGTTCAGATTCTCTACTGTTCCAACTTCAGTGTTATCGGTATCTTTAGCTCCCGGATAGTCAGTATGTAATAATAGGATTGTAGGCTTTAACATAGCCTCCTTCATCTGAGCCTTTATCAAAGTATCTAATCCTTTGTTATGGTCTAAGTAAGGTATTCCTACTACTCTGAACTTATCGAACTCATGGTATGAGAAATCCAGATTGTGTAAGAATGAATATCTATTGCAAAGGTTTGCCCAATGAGATGGTGACCTTCTGTCTATAGAATTACTTTTCTGAAGGTCATGGTTTCCAGATATACCATATATGTTAAATTCTTCGCACCTATTTAATTCTTCGAACTTCTCGATTATAATTTCATCAAGTGAAGTACTTATATATTCTGGACGGTGCATAAAATCCCCCGAAAAGAATGCCGGGCATTTATACTTGATACATAAGTCCTTGATCAAATAGAGGACCCTGAAAATACTTAGGGTCCTCTTGTTTTCTTCATTGAACTTGGGATACTCTCCCAAGTGCAAATCAGAGAATGCTATTCCTATCACCTTCATAACTGAAGAAATTTCCTTATTAAATGCTTTCTCTTTTCGTAGTTCATCTCATCTAATATGAGAACCTTTACCTTGTAACCCATGATTTCCAAAGTACCAGTACTTGGTATTCCATTCACTACTTGCATTACTTTGAAATCTGGCTTGTACCCCCACAGGTCAAGTAATCCATACATAACCTGAGAAACTTGGAACTGATAGTACTTTGACAGTACTCGTTTCCCGTTATCCTCGGTTACCCAGTCCTTGAAAAAGCTTGAGGAGAATGGTATGAATATCAAGTGAGTACACTGTTGACCAAGTAGCATTTTGCATAAGTCTATAGCATGGTCCAGGTCACACCCTGCCAACCTATGAGATAACTTATTGATGAAGTATGCTGCAGAGTCAAAGTATGACCTGTCAGTTACAAAGTTATCCTCCCCTCGAAAGGCTTTGTTACGAAGATTGAGTACCTGCATATCCTGCATGAATACTGTCTTTGCATCCTGCTGAATCATGTCAGCGTGGGGCATGTCTTTTGTTTCTGGTACCAGGTCAGAGTATGAACCAGATATAAATGGTATCTTCAACATTTCCGATACTTCCTTTGCAATGGTTGTTTTCCCTACTCCGGAAACACCTGTAAACATAATTTGATATTTACCGTTGTACATACGTTTGTAGTTTTTTGAAAGGTTCCAAAAAGTCAGGTATCTTAAATGACCTCAGATTGAACTTATCGAGGACCATGAATAACCTATCTTTCCTTATATTATTAGTACATCCTTTTACCCAAGGGACTTTCTTTATCGGGTATAGAGTTAAAGCAGCTTTCAAATCTATAAGAGGCTTGTTCTTCTTATATAACTCTTCTAGCTGGTCCCTTTCTATGCCCTTAAACTCTGCTCCTCTTGCATCTATGAAGTCAGCTATACTCCCGAATTGGTTCAGGAAAGCTTTGGTCTTCACTTCACCCATACCGTAGTAACCCGGGATATCATCAGACTTATCTCCGTTAAGTATTAGGTAATCAACGCATTCCTCAGCAGAATAACCCATAATCTCCTTGCAGGTTTGATTGTGGATTAGTGTCTCTTTGTTGGGATTGAATATCTTCACTCGTTTGTCAAGTAATTGACAGAAGTCCTTATCTGAAGATATTATGAGAGATTTACCAGGATGGTTTATAGCCAGCCAGGCAATGTAGTCATCTGATTCATGTCCTAACCCTTTCTTATCTATAATCATCTGAACCCCGAGTAGTCTTAAAATCCTTCTCAACAGAGCTAACTGTTTATTGAAGTCTTCATAATCCATACTTATCTTACTCCGGTGAGCTTTGTAACCTTCAAGTAATTCATTACGGAAGTTAGACTCTTTACTCTTCTGAGTGTCAAATGTTATTACCACGTGACTCGGTTTAAACCTTACAAGGTATGAACCGAGTATTCTTAAGAATCCATATACTAATCCGGTACCAGCTCCGTTATTAGCTTTAAGATTCTTAAACTTATGGTATGACCGGTGAGCAAGGTTCCTCCCGTCCACTACCATAAGCATCCTCGGCTTTCTACCCCTCGTCCGGGATGTATTCGTCTTCTTCTGTATCATCAGCTTCTATTTGAGATTCATAGTCTAAGTCTGCATCAACAGGGAACATGTTTCGTGCAATCTTCTTTATCTTGCGTTTTGTTGTTCCTATAGTATTTATACCTGCAGCCTTAAGAAGTTTCTTTCGAAGTTCAGCATCCTCTTTAATCAACTTATGGAAAGCATCCTCTCCTCGGCATAACTTACTTCCCTCGAACATATATGTTCCACCACCGAGTTTTTCAATTACACCGGCATCTTCCAGTGACTCTTCCAACCAGAAGTATCTGTCAAACCCTACCTCGTGATATTTTGGATTGAAATATATCGGAGCTTTAGATATGGTCTCTCGTGGAGGAGATACCTTATTCTTTTTCATCTGGACAGTTACATATTTACCTGCCCGTCTTTCTTTACCCTTATACTTAATCTTCAGAGTCTTACCAGAATAGAAAGCCAAACGTATTGAAGCATAAAACTTGAGTGCTGCACCTCCTGGAGTAGTACTTGTATCTTGACCGAAGCCTGCTCCAAGTTTACTACGTAATTGGTTGATACATACCATAGTTACTCCCAACCGATAAAACAGCTCATTCCGGATTCGGAACATCTTGTATATCTGTTTTGCTCGGTTACCCATTTCGGCTTTACCATCAGCCATCTTAGCGTCTATGGCTTCTATTGAATCCAGAGCTGCTATAGAGTCTATCACAACGATAATAGGTTCGTTGTTGGTTAGTTTTGACCTCCAATATATTGCCAAATCTGCTATAGCATCAGATATGGTTTCTATTCGGGTGTCATTAAGTACTGTTACCCTTTCAGGGTCCAGACCGTTCTCTTCAGCCCATGAGTTCATCCAGGCTTGTTCTGCATCCACCCAGATTACATGACCCCCGAGTTGCTGAGTTGCATACGCAAAGTTGTATGCTATCAGGGATTTACCCGATGATTCCTCTCCCATGATTTCAATTATCTTACCGAAGGGTACACCACCACCCATCTGATAGTTGAGAGCAAAGAAGGTTGAAGGAATCCACAACCCATGATGATTTATTGTACTGGCTTTGAATTGGAGAGATGACCCATATTTCTTGAGTATCTCGTTTTGTGTTGGTATTTTGAATTTACGACCTCCTGATTTTTTAGGAGCTCTTGCCTTTCGTGCCATACTTATTATTTATTATATGAAAAGAGTGGGATATAAACTATACCCCACTCCTGCTCTAGGTATATATCTAGAAAATCTTAGATATCACTCTTATATTTCTTTCCCTTTTTCTTTTTCTTGTCCTCTAGCTTGCTTTTGGAAGAGGACTTCTTACGTGGTCTTTCATCCTCATCGTCACCATCCCCCTCATTGAGGAATGAAGCCAGCTTCTCCTCGAGTTCGTCGTAGGAAAGGATATTTGCCCGGATTGCTTTCTCCAGGTCTACCTCTCCCCGATACTTCTTGTCCAGCTTGGTTTTCTGGCAGGGTGATACCGAATAACTGGTATCATTCTTACCGGTACCAGTACGGGTGACTTTGATATCGTATCCCTCTACGGGGTCGGTCATATCTCCCCAGTCCTCTTCATCGAGGTAAAGGTCGATAATATCCTGATATACCGAACGGGGTACCATCATGGGTTTATCTACCCGGTCTGGGTCAATTTCCTTACCCTTGGTATCTTTGTACCCGAGTACCCCGATGAGATACTTTCTCTTCGGTACCAGTTTCGAGGCCAAGGCCTTGTCATCGGGGTCATCGGAGTTTTTAAGCTCCTGGAACTTCTCCATGAAAGGGCATGGCTCATCGAAAGTTGCCGGAGATATAATACTTCCCTCCTTTGGTCCAAGATAGAATTGAATAATCTCTATTCCTAATTCCTCGTCTGCACCACGAGATTTGATACGTACTCGGGTAGTTCCTTCTTTCGGGTAGATTATTCCACCACCTCCACTACGCTTTTCCAGGTCCTTCTTCCTGGCAAGCATCTTTTCTCGGGTAGTCATTACACTGCCCTTTTTCTTGGTTGTTTTTTCCTTTTCCATGGCTTTATTTATTGGTTTCGATATAAAGTATCTCGTTCAGAGATAATATAGTTGTTACTTGATTGGGAAGGTCTACTACATCCAGTTCTTTACCAGCATACAGACCGTAGGTAACTACTGCTCCAACCTGAAGACCGGGATATTCTTCCTGCTGTTCATCAGTTATGGGTCCTACCTGAATTATTACACCTTTGCGTGGTACTGTGTCCTTATCGTGTTCCTGAGGGATATAAAGTCCTCCTTTTGTTTTGGTATCTGCCGTTACTACCGGAGATATTATAAGTACCCGACCTCCTGTAGGAGTTCCCAAACCTTTCAGTTTACCATTCAACTCCTTTGCTTCTTTGACCGAAATAAGGTCTAACTCAATTCTTGACATATTTACTGTTGTTTACGTAAGTTTGCTGATACAGTTCTTAAAATATTCTCTCGTGATTCGTAAGCTTTACATATACTTATCATTTTACTCGCATTGTACTCAGCCTTCATATATCTTTTCAATGCTCCCTGATAAGCTTGGCTGTTCTCTGCTTTATGAGCTGCTGCGTCATTGTTTACATTACCTGATTCTTTATAGTAAAGCCATGCCTTACTATAAGCCTGATCTTTTGCCTTTTCAAGTTTATCCCTTTTATATATAAGCCTATCCCTTACCATCACCAATAGAGCATAATTAGATGGACTTCTACGTAAAGACTGATTGACCAGGTTCTCATCAATCATGAGTTCCTGGTCTAAATCAATCTCATAGGTTTTCCCTTGAAATAGAATCTTTAGTGTGTTTTTCTTAATCTGGGATAGACGTACTATCTTTTGCCTTTTTTCCATATAACACCTCTTTCACTGAAGTATTTATACATGGTCATAATGCTTATTCCATATTTGACCTTTATCTGTAGGTTACTCATACCACTCTCATAATCTTCTATCATCTTATTTATAGACTCCTCACTCAACTTAGGGCTTGGTATATTAAATCTACCGTCTCTTATACATTGTTGAGT